AGACATAGTAACACTAAATACATCGTTATATAGTTTAGCTACCTTTTGTTCTGCATCTCGAATATAACCGTCAGCTTGATTTTGGTATAACTCAATTTGTTTCCCTATTACACCACCTACTGGATTACCATCAATAGTATCTTTAGTCTGCGCCTCTTCAGTCTTCAACCTTTGGTCTAATATAACTTTCTCAGCTGCAATCCTACTGGTCTGTGCAGTAATTTGAGAATTCTGTGTTAAAGCATTAGCAGTCTGTTGTGCAATCATAGTTGCCTCAGCCTGTAATTTATCTATCTGCTCATCCATTACCTCTAACTGTTTGGTTTGAACCAGTACTTGTGATTCCACTAATTCAGTGTCTTTATCAGCTTTAGATATTTGTTTGTCCATTAAATCTAATTGTTTATCTGCTATCTCTACTTGTTTTTGAGATAACTCTAATTGAACTTTAGCATTTGCTATTTGTTCATCAATTAACTTTGCTTGTTGATTAGCTAACTCGTAGGATAATAAGTATTGAGTTGCATTACCTAAAGTCATATCTAAAGCAGAAATATAGGCGTTAGTATAATTATCTCCTGTAATACGTCCTGCTTCATACTCAGCAGATAAATGAGATTTAACCGTACGCATAAGTTCATCGAATGCACCAGCCCCTTCTTTCTCACCTCCTGATAAAGAAGCTATAGATAACTTTTCGTCTTGTATTGCCATTTGTATTCCTCCTAATATAAAAAAGTCCTGACAGTATACTGCAGGACTCTTATAATTTATATACTCCGTTGAGTATTAATCAATTGCTCCACGTGCTGCTTGATCAGCTGCTAAATCTTTTAACTCTTGTTCAGTTAATTGAGGAAGTACCTCTACACTGAATTCAGGGATAAATAAGTTCTTAGAAATCTTACCACCTTTACCATCTGGCTCATCAACAGATTTACGGAACTTACGATTCTTAAGTGTTTTATAGATAAACTCTTCAACATGCCATACAACATCAAATGGAACAAAACGTTTAATAGTCCCTACCATCTTGTTCGATACTGTAATGTACTCACCTTTAGACTCTCTTCGAGTTGGGTTCATGTTTACTACACGTACACGTACTAGTTTACTAGCTTCAGCTATGTGGTCTTTACGTGCATCCATCTTGTTAAGCTTCTCAACAGTCTTAGTAGCTACTGGTTCACGTGCTTTCTCTACTTTATCTTTTAACTTTTCTAAGCTAATTGAAGGGTGATATTTTAAACCCATATTGTCTGCAATTTGTTTTAATGCGTCTAACTCTGTTACTTCTAATTCTTCACTCATAATAATCCATTTCCTTTTAATTTAGGGAGGGTCTCCGATTTAAAGTATGAAGGGAGCATTTGCTCCCCTCTATTAATTTACTAAACTATCTTACAGTTCAGCAACAGTTTTAGCAACAGCTAAACGCTCAGGGCGTAAGAACATAGTTGCATAGAACCATTTGATTGAACTGAAACCAGTTTCACCATACGGGTCATGATGATGAGCAACTGCTTCACCCGGCATCTTAGTAAAGATCTTGAACTTAGTAGATGCACCATCGGTTTGGAAACCAACAGTAGTAAATGAACCATCACCAATACAAAGCATTGGGTAAACGTCATACTTACCACTAGTTTCACGGTAACCTTCGTTACTGCTAACGCTAGCACCAACACCAGCCCAATGAGCCATCTCAGGTACAACGATAATACGGAAATCACCTACTTTACCGATTTCACCATTAATCATATCAGCACCTTTCTTATAATCACCAGCATGTGCATATTGCTCAACAGGAACAAATGCTTTGTTACCAAATGAATCAGTCATTTTAGTAACAGTTGGGATTAATTCAGATCCGATGTAAAGAGCACGACCATGACCGATAGTACGAGTATCAATCATACGTGAACCAGCAATAATCTTAGTTTTCTTAGGTGTACGGTTGTTATCTAAGTCAATAGACATACGTTGTAAATCTTCATAGTCGATAAGAGATACAGTACCTTCACCAGTTACTTCGCTATCTTGAGTAGCAGCACCACCAAAACGAACAACACCTGCACCGTTTAGTAAGTCAATTTGAAGTACATCTTCAGTCATTTCGTTAGCACCCATGATAAGCTCACGAGATAAATGCTCGTATAACTCAGCATCAGTATCGAAATCTAAAGAGTCTTTAGTCCACTCAGTGAAGAAACCTAACTTCTCAAGTTCAGCTTCAATTGCAATACGTGTGAAACCAACTCGGTTAACACGACCACCAGTCTCAGAAAGAGTAGGTAGTTTAGCAGTAATAGTACCGATATCTTTAGAAGAACCGTATAAGTTACCATTAGGGTTATCACCGTTACCTGTAGCAGAACCACCTGATAGTACACCTGCAGCATCAATACCTTGGTCGTTGATGTTACGGTCATCTAGTAAAGGCATGTAGTGGTACTTCTTAATCTTCTTACCAAAATGCTTAGGCATAGCAGTAACATCTGCTAATGGTGAGAAGTAAGACTCTTTTGCAGCTTCAATTAAAGCTTTCTTGTTGTAATAGTCCGTACGGAATTGTTCACCAACTGATGAATCAGCACCTGTACCCCATTGAATTTGATTAGTATCATTAGCCATTATTTATTTCTCCTATAATTTAAAATTTAAAATTTTCAAACTCTTCATCGGTCATATTCAAAGGATTGAAATCATATTTCTTTTCCTTAGATTTACCAGAGTTCTTAACAGGACTAGCAGCTTTGCGTTTGTCCTTTCTTAAGTTGTCGCTTTTCTTAGCTTTCGGCTTAGTAGGAACTACAATCTTTTCGGTAGGCGGAGGCGTACCATCTAGTGTAATCTTACCAGCTTTAAATAACTGTTCGCCTACTTGCTTGTAAGCATCAAAATCAGAAACTCCTTGTAGTCCCCCAAACACTTTGATTCTATCAACTTCAGCTTGTACCTTAGCATATATGCCATTGGATACGTGAGCATTGATAACTTCTAGTTGGTTCGGATTACTCGCAATATCACGCTTACTAGATTCATCCCATTTAGAAGAAACAACTTCCATCGTATCTGAAAATGATGCCGTATCCTGTATACGTGATATAACTTCATCCAGTTCTACTTGGTGGTCGCCAACAGTATGATTCTTAGGTGTGTATTTGTTCTCTTCACTTGTGTTGATGGTAAGAGGGTCAATTTTATTGTCTCGAACCAGTTGAGATATAGCTTCAGGATCACCTGATGCCACATCAATTAAAAGAGATAACTTACTCTCATCGAGTAGTTCGTTATTCTCCAGCATCTTCATAAGTTTAAGGTTAGGTTTAAGAGCAGCCATCTTCTTACTGTAGTTTGCACCCATCTGCATTAGTTTATGTGCTTCTTCTACAGAGTTAACAGACATCTCTGAACCATTAGCCTTAAATGGTTGCAGTAGTTGGTTATGTAGAGCTTCATAGTCTACTTCGTCATCTTCTACTTCTGTATTCTCTTCATCAGCATCTTCGTCATCTTCATCCGACTCTTCAGACGACAAGTCGTCTTCGGTCGAATCATCTGACTCATCTGCTTCTTCTAATTTTTCTTCTTCCTCTTGAGTCTCTTCTTGGAGAGAGGTAGGTTCATCTTCTTGAGTGGTATCTTCATCGTCACCAGAGTTATCTAACCCTTCTGCAGGTGGTTCAAATGTAGGAGGCATCATATTTAAAAAGTCCTCATCACTCATACTTAAATCTTGGTTTAATTCGTTGCTCATAATATATATATTACTCCACTGCGTCAGAAGCTAGATACTCAGCTTCAAGTTGATTAATTTCTTCAATCTCTCCAGACGCTGCTTCAGCTTTCTGATGTATAGAGCTTAAGATTGTACGGAAGCCTGATATAGTTGCAAGTACAGAGCTAATGCTCTTATTGACTTGCTCTGAGTTAGCGGGACTACCGTAACTCTTCGCCATACTAGCGGGTAACTCTTCGTTGATATGTTTAAGTAACTTTTTAAAGTTAGTGTTCTTTTCTAACTTAACTAGTACTTCACATAGTTCAACTGCGTTCTTACGTACTTCTCGTTCTTCTGCATAATATTCTAATGGTGTCATATATATATTCTCCTAAATGTGTCCTCCCTCCTATATTAGAGGGAGATTTCTGTTTTAAATTAAAGTTCTGTTTTATTGGGTTCTGATGATTCCAATTGTTTTTTTAGTACTTCATGTTCCATGTTGCCTACGCTTTGTGCTTTCATCTTCTCTAAATCTCTTTCCTGATTGACTCCCATTTCTTCTTGAACATAATCCAAGTTCTTGCGGTCAGTGTCAGCAGATTTATTATTAGATTCTGCAACAGCTTTTCCAGCTTCAGCATTAATTTTGTTTATCTCAGCCTGTAGTTTAGCATTCTCTAGTTGAGCATTTATTACTTCCTGTTCTTGTAAAGCTTGCTGCATTGGATCAGGTTGAGGAGTAAATTCTGTAATTTGTTGCGCTAATTCAGGCATTTTACGCAATTTAGCAATATCTGCAAGTATTAATTTATACATGTCTAATCCAAACTGTTGTCCAGTAGTCTGCAACATGAATGCTAGTTCCCTAGCTTTTTGTTCATCTGCTTCTGCAGTTGAGATAGATAATCGTAAATCATAGTACCCTGCTAAGTCATCGCGTCTTACTGTATCGAACTCTTTATTAGTAACTCTGATTACTTCTTCCTCTTCTAAGAAGTCTTGGTTCATTGATATAATCTTACGTGCAATGTCTCGCATACCATTAGATAACCTACGTAGTATACCCATCTCACGCTGTGCTGCTGCACCTAGTGCTCCATTAGCAGCTGCTGCTGTATCACCTAAACCAGCTCCACTGATACCTTCATTAAATGCTTTAATCCCAGATAAAGACTCTGCTTCATTGTTCTGATGCATTAACATCTGGAATGCACTATTAGGTAACTCAGGATATGTATGGTTTATAACAGCTTGTCTTGGGTCAACTCCAGGGTTGAACTCATAGTCTGCACCTTTCTCCCACTTACGTTTATTAATAACATCTAATGCATCTTTACGGATACCTATCTGACCATTAGCACTTCTGCCCATAACGTCAATCATGCCACGAGTTACTGCACCAAGTATGTTCTGATTATCTACAAGTAGTTCACCATCAGGTTCACCATAAATAGACTTCTTAACAGGCAAGTAAGGAACCACAACAAAAGGAATACATCCATCAGGATAAGGATTCTCTTCTAATCTAATAAGTGTTTCACCTACCCAAGTAGCTACAATAGGTTTAGTAATACCTGAACCATCAATGTCCCAATATCCCCAATACTCTCTAGCAACAAACTTCTTACGAGGTTCATCATTAAAAGTAAATCCACCTTCAGCATAATCACTCTTATGGTCAGCATCTGCTAACACAGACTGAGTATTAGTAACTATCTTATCTAAGTTAGTATATCTTCCATCTTTCTCTAATTCTGATTTAGATGTTTCAAAACTATATACAACAAAGTTAGCCTTAGACATATCACCTTTACATGAAGGGTCTATAGTAACATTCTCATACTCACATACTTCAACAGTAGGATGGTTCTTTGTTACTACATCTTCTTCTACTACATCAGTACCTGACTGGGATACCCAATGAGGTCTACCTGTAGCCTTAGTTACTTCAATAGCTTTAAGCACTTCATCAGGTAATGTAACTGGGTCAGCTACCATAGCTTCCTGTAAGTTATCTAACTTACGACTATTTTGCTCTAACTCAGTAATTTGGTAGATTGGGTACTCCACGTCCTTAGTGATAGTTTCAACTGCCCAACCTACCTTTACTATGACAGTACCTTCGTTGACACAGGTACGTACATACTCGTCTATAAACTTAGTCTTATCAATTCTAGTATTAAACTGATTATTTAATAATAATTCATTTTGTTTTGCACCATCTGCATCTTCAAAAGTAACTGGGTCAACATTAAAGATATCTGGGGAATTTAAGAAAGGTTCACTTAATGAAGTGTATCTCCATTCAGCTTGTTTACGTATAAGCTTAGGCTTAATTGTACTCTTACCTTTTACAACTTTAGTCTTTGAACTATTAAAAGGATTACAACTATCAGCAGAACCTTCTGGCTCAGAAGATACATGTAAGTTATCTAACCAAGTTGAAATCTTAGCAGATTGTGCATCATGGTCATTCCTAGCTCCATTATAATCAGCAATTAAATCATTTAAGTCGGGCTCATTTTCCCAACCAGTACCAAATGACTCTGGCTGTCTTTTTGTCTCATCTTGCATATAATTACCTTCCTTAATCTAATTTAGTGTGAATTATAGATGTTTTATTACTTAAATCAACACTTATCACTAAGAAGCACATTCTTGAGCCTCTACCATACAGTAACCATCTAAAGTTATTAACTCCTCTAAAGTACTAGGTGAAATAGAAGTAGCACTTACATCTACATAAGCAATTTTATGGTACTCATCTGTTTGTAAAATTTCTATCTGATATTTGCCATTTTCTAAACTAAAGTCATATGCAGCAGTAGCATCTAATTCTACCTTAGAAGATATCATAGCTAATACAGATTTACTTTCTAAAGCAGTTATACGAATAATTGCATTACTTAATGGTTGTCCGATAGGATCCCGAAGTACCCCTGTTATTTGTATTGTCATTATTGTCTCCTATAATATTTATGAATCGGGATGTCTAGCTAAAATCAGAGGCACATATGTACCATAATAGTCCACAGTACCATCTGTTCCCCCAGAACCTCCATCTTGAGTAGAAGTAA